AGCAGCTAGTGCTAGAAAGGGATCATAATTAGTAAACACGCATACATGTAAATCACCAAGTCTCAGAACATCATTTTTCCAATGGCTAGCAAATGGCAATCTGATAGTACCATTTGTTGATAAATAATCTGTAGGGAAGGCAGAATTTAATCCAATACTACATCAAACATGAGCAATTCAAGCAGCACCACTCATAATCAATGCCAATGCACAAATCTCTTGTTAGAAATTGGCAACATCAAAATATTCAGTGTTTGATGAAGGGTAGAACATATTTATGAACACTAGATCATTCTGTTTCAACTCTTTTTATATTCACCACTCAGCCATATGGTCACTATTCATTGGGTTGTAAATCGTTATTGATGCTAAAGGCAACACTTGAGCCTATTAATTGTAAGGTAGATCATTCATTAGTACTGGCACTATTCTAAGACCATTCAAACCAGCAGCATAATCCAACTTCCGTATCTATTAACCAGATCCCAAAATATTCACTGAATTTAGATAAGGCTCAAAACAATAGACTTCTTATTCTATCCATTAGACTGCAACCATAGTATTGAAAATTTCAAAAGCATTAGAATCTGAACCCATGCTTTGTACTTATAGGCCTGCTGTTAAAGCTTAATTGACTGGATTTGATTGAACATTTTACGTTTGTCTGGGTATGATACCTTAGCTTTAGATTGAAGTCACTTGCTATACCCAATCTGCTTGTAAAATCCTAAAAGTAATAGCATCAATTGGAAAGTTAACACCAATCATCGGTAAATAACCAACCACACCTAAGAAATCTCCATTGGCCACAGCTCTTCAAAATCTGAAATTGAATCCAGTTGATGGGGCCAGTGCCTCCTCAATCTTTCTGTCAAGCGGTTCATGCTTACCAGCTCCATCATAATCCATTGAAAACATGAATCTGAAGTCTCTACTCTGTTTAGTAAACGAGGATTCAAATGGCCCTTCTTCACCCAAAAATCTACAAAAGTATGTTTTCAGATAATCACCAATGCCTCGATAGCTAAGTATATCACCAGCCAATAGTTTAGCATGATCATTAATAGCATGATCCTTATAGTCATTGACCCATTCCTCAGTATTTCTCTGCATATCTTAATACTTAATGCCTTTGAAACCACCAAAAGTTAATTTCTTAGTATCGGGATCATATGCATCTCCCTCATATTTTCAAGAGCTTGTCAAAACAAAACCTTGACGTTGCCCGTCTGGTTTTTCTTGAAGTTCTTTCTATTAAGTTTTAAAGCTCATTTATGTTCTCTTAGAGGGCGG